AATGCCGTTGTAAAGGAGGGATTCAAGATGTATGAGTCAGAAGACAGGATGGTATCTCATCCGGATCATTATATTTCAGAAACGGGTATGGAAGTTATTGATGTGATTGAAGCTTTCACCTTTGATTTAAAAGGAATTGAGGCTGCCGATACCGCGAATATCATCAAATATGCCTGCCGTTGGAAGAAGAAAAACGGAATCCAGGATTTGGAGAAAATTCTTTGGTACACGCAGCATCTGATTGACCATTTAAAGAAAACAGAAAAAGTAGAAGAGGAGAACAAATAACCATGAAAAAAACAGAGATTGTAAAGAGCATGAATGGTTTTCTTAGCAAGACCGGTTTCCAGTTAAAAAAACATAGTCCGGAGATTCTCGTCGTGGCCGGCGTTATTGGCGTGGTTACAAGTGCTGTTATGGCTTGTAAAGCGACAACAAAAGTGGACAAGATTGTGGAAAACACTAAGAACGATATCGACAAGGTACATACAGCGACAGCGACAGGTGTTACCGAAGCCGGGGAGTCTTACTCCGTTGAAGATTCAAAAAAGGATCTCACTCTTATTTATGTCCAGACCGGAGTAAAATTTGCTAAACTGTATGGACCCTCGGTTGTACTTGGCGCATTGTCGATTACCAGTATTTTGGCATCTAACAACATTCTTCGCAAGAGAAATGTGGCTCTGGGAGCAGCTTATGCGGCTATCGATAAGGGATTCAAAGAGTATCGCAGTCGTGTTATCGAGAGGTTTGGTGAAGAGGTTGACCGTGAATTGAAATATAATCTCAAAGCCAAAAAGTTTGACGAAACGATTATCGATGAGGAGACTGGAAAAGAGAAGAAAGTTAAGAAGAACGGATTTGTGGTAAGTCCGGCGGATATCAGCGGTTATGCCAGATTCTTTGAAAAGTACACGCAGGATGAAGATGGGAATTCCATTCTGAATCCTCACTGGGAAAGCAATAATGAATATAATCTGATGTTCATCAAAGCTCAGGAGCGTTATGCGAACGATCTGCTGAAAGCGAAGAAGCGTGTATTTCTGAATGAGGTTTATGAGATGCTCGGACTTCCGAGAACAAAAGCTGGTCAGATTGTGGGATGGGTTTACGATCCGGAAAATTCCAAGGGCGATAATTACATTGACTTCGGCCTGTATTCTGATAATCTGAGCTATTCGGATTATGTCAATGGATTTGATCAGGCAATCCTTCTGGATTTCAATGTCGATGGAAACATCTGGGATTTGATGTGAAAAAATATAACTATCCCTAGGAGTTACTGTAATTCTTAGGGATAGCTTTTTATTTGGGAGGAATTTATGCGCAGGTTAATCAAAGTAATAACGGTTCCGATATTGTGCGGTATCATGATAGCATCTTCATTCTTTGTATCTGAATTCCGCTCAGAAGGGGAAGACGTTGTAGCAATACCTAGGGCAAGCATTGTCGAAAAGACAGAACCGATTATTACGGTTTCGCAAGAGGAATCCATTCCAATTGCCACTGAGAAAATGGGGAGATCAGAAGAAGCTATACCAAAAATGTCGAGAGAAGATGTAGAGTTAATCGCCCTGGTTACTATGGCTGAAGCAGAAGGTGAATGCGAAGAAGGGAAGCGGCTTGTTATCGATACCATATTGAATCGGGTAGATTCTGAACACTTTCCTGATACAGTATATGAGGTGATTTACCAGCCGAATCAATTTTCATCTATGTGGAATGGCCGAGTAGACAGGTGTGAAGTACGCGAGGATATTTGTGACCTTGTCTACGAGGAACTGGAGTCAAGGAGAAATTATGATGTTGTATTCTTTACAGCGGGAGAATACAGCGCATATGGCGTTCCAATGTTTCAAGTTGAAAATCATTATTTTTCAAAGTATGAGTGAAGAAAGGAGAATCATTATGCGTAATCTTTTAGCATTTGTGTCTTATACATTAGCGGCTATGTCGGGTATCTGTTTCGTTGGTGGGATTGCAATTCTGTCAACGGGAAAGGAGCACTGATATGGACGGACTGGAAAATGTGATATCGGTACTGGACTACGTTCTGGACACTAAGAGAAAAAGACATATTATGGGAGGCATTCTGTTGAGTGTCTCCTTCCTTTTTGGCGGTTTGGCAATAACCGTAATGACAATCAGGAATGAGGAGGAAGAGGATGAGCAGTAAAGGATTGACTTTCCTTGCTTTTATTGCTGGAGCGGGAATTGGTTCTGTATGTACATGGCAACTGCTGAAACGAAAATATGAGCTGATTGCTCAAGAAGAAATCGACTCTGTAAAAGCAGCTTATGCCGAAAGGAAAATCGTAGAGGAAGCGGGAAAGAGTTTTGTGGAAGGTTTTCGAGATGGCCTTAAAGTAGCAGAAGATAGAACTTCGAAGGATGAAGATGACATGGATTTCAAAAAGTACGCATCTATCATTCAGAAAGAGGGCTATACGGATTATTCCAAAACGGTTGAGGAAAAGAAAGGAGCGGCGTTTGTGGAAAAACCTTATGTCATCTCGCCAGAGGAATTTGGCGAATTTGAAGAGTATGAAAAAATCAGCCTCACTTACTATGCAGACGAAGTTCTGGCTGATGAGAATGATGAAGAGGTAGACGATGTGGATGAAATTGTTGGTAAGGAATCTCTGAACCATTTCGGAGAATATGAGGACGACTCTGTGTTTGTTCGAAATGACCGGTTAAAGTGCGATTATGAAATCCTGCTTGACCAGAGAAACTATTCTGATGTTGTAAAAACGATGCCACATCGAATGGAGGAGCAATGACAAAGAACGAGCTTAATGATGCATATTTTAACTGGATGTATCAGCTTGTATTTGATGGAAGATATTCAAAGAGATTATCGTATCGAAAGCTTTTAAGAGAGCTGCATCGAATCGAATTTACTTACAGTATTCCGATGGATGGAAATCGAGCGGAAGATGGAGTGGATTTAAGGTATCGGTTTGGTTATGAAAACGGATACAGCAGCTCTATGATTTCCGTATATTTGGACAATCGGATGTGCAGCGTGCTGGAAATGATGATTGCACTAGCAATTCGGTGTGAAGAACATATTATGGATGATCCAGACATTGGAAACCGAACTGGACAGTGGTTTTGGAATATGATTGTCAATCTAGGATTGGGTTCTATGAACGATTCCAAGTTCGACAGGGATTATGTTGAGGATATTGTCCAGAGGTTTCTGGATCGGAAGTATAGCCGAAATGGCGATGGAGGACTGTTTACTGTAAATCACAGCCGATACGATTTGAGATCCGTTGAAATCTGGTATCAGATGTGCTGGTACTTGGACGAAAATACTTAGAAGAAGGAGAGATTACCATGAGCCACAGCGAAGTAATGAAGTGGTTTGAAAGTTATTTTCCCGATTATTCTGGAGATCGGATTGATATGTGGTTTCCAAATGGAAGAAACAGCATCCGTATCCGCCAGAAAAATGGTCAGGAATTTATATTCACTTATCATAATCAGAAAGATTGGAAATTTGAGACGATTACCAGTTTTCTGAATGGAATGAAGGGAGGAAAAAAGTAAGATGTGTGAGGTTATGAATTATATTTTCGGAAGTCTCAGCAATTCGGAGGCGGCAATCCGGTCCATTCGGAAATCTCTGAATAAACAGGCCCATTATAACCGGAAATTAAGCACGATTGCTCTTATCATAACGGTTAATCTGGTTCTTCTGGAGCTGGATCGTGTGGAGCAGAAAAAGAGGATTGAGAAACTGGAATCGACAATAGAGGAAATGAAGCGCGATAAAGGAGAGTAAAAAATGAGATGATCGACTTTTTGATGATTTCCACACGTAGTACAAAGCGTGGTGTAATTGAAATCTATCCGAAGTTCATTATTAAGAAAAGCTCCGATCTGATGATTCGAGGTGGTGACTTCTACGCTATCTGGATTGAGGAACGAGGTTTATGGTCTACGGACGAACAAGATGCTTTGCAACTCATTGACCGTGAACTGGATAGATACGCAGAAGAAAGCCGCCAGCGCTTTGACTCTGAGATTAAAGTTCTTCACATGTGGGATGCGGAATCCGGGATGATTGATTCCTGGCATAAATATTGTCAGAAGCAAATGCGAGATTCTTTCCACATGCTGGATGACAAATTGATATTCTCCAATACAAAGACCGATAAAAAAGATTACGCCAGTAAAAAGCTGAAATATCCGCTTGAAGCTGGCGATTTGTCTGCTTATGACAAATTGATGTCTACTCTGTACTCTGAAACTGAGCGACAGAAAATTGAATGGGCTGTTGGCTCTGTTGTATGTGGAGAATCGAAAAAATTGCAAAAGTTTATGGTCCTGTATGGAGCTGCCGGAACAGGTAAATCCACAGTCCTCAATATCATTCAGCAGCTCTTTGAAGGATATTATTCGGTCTTTGACGCAAAAGCTCTTGGCTCATCCAGCAATTCATTTGCGTTGGAGGCGTTCAAGAGTAATCCGCTTGTTGCGATCCAGCATGATGGTGATTTATCAAGAATTGAGGACAATACCAGGTTAAACAGCTTGGTGTCCCATGAGCTGATGACCGTAAATGAGAAGTTCAAATCGACTTACTCCAACCGATTCAAATGCTTTTT